TGACCTATTTGTGTTTCGCTTACAATGATTTCTTGTTTTTTCTTTTCGATCTCAGCATCATTGTGTTTCTTGTGTTCTTCAATGTTTTGTTTCTGTAGTTCTATTTTCTCTGCTGTCAGATCCAAATCATATTTCAATTGAACACTTTTATCTTTGATCTCACCCATCTTTTCTTTTACCAAAGAGTTCATAGAAGAAAAAATTTGAATGTCAAGTAAGTCCTCAATAATACCTCTACGGTCTGCTGCTGATAGTTGCATGAAAGGAGTAAAAGATGCAGAGCCGAGAATAACAATCTGTGTGAAAGACTTAAAGTTTAATTTGAGAATGTTCTTTTCTAACACTTCTTGATAGTCTTTAGCTGCTGCATCCTGATTCAGTAGTTTACCGTCAATGTAGATTTCAAACACATTAGGCTTGATACCACGAATAATCTTATATGCTTTTTTACCTACAGAAAACTCTATTTCTACCACACATTCTTTTTCATTGATAGAATTTGGTAGTTGAGGTTTGTTGATTTTACGAAAAGGTTTACCAAACAAACCAAAAGTCAATGCATCAAGAATGGTTGACTTTCCTGATCCATTTGAACCTATAATAAGTGTGTTTGGCGATCTTTTTAGGTCAATTTCAGTAAACCAGTTTCCAGTAGACAGAAAGTTTTTCCATCTAACCTTTTCAAATATAATCATACTTTTTCTGTGTTTATAGCTTCTAGGTAAAGTTCTTTGAGAATAGATTTCAGTTTATTGTTGTCCAGATTATCTTCTTGGATAGCATCCACATAATTGTTTAAAATGGTAAGAGTATCTTCTGCCTGGTCAATTATATCATCACTTACGCCTTCTGTCAAGTCTGTGAAATCTTCAACGATGGTAATATCGGCAGGATTTGATTGGTATAAGTTGTTGATGAACACATCAAACAAATATGGATTAGTTTTATTCAAGACAACCACCTTAACATATTTACTTGTATATGGTGTCATATCATGATTAGATAATTCTTTAATCTCTTTATTCTTATCATCATAGACAACTTTATGAAACATTACGTTAGGGTTCTGAACAAAATCAAGCTGTCTAGTATCAAGATCAAAAATGTGAAAACCACGAGAATCGTTGTAGTCTTGCCAGGTAAGCTCATACGGGTTACCAAGATAGTAAATCCCATCAGCAGAAGATTTATGGTGATAATGCCCACTGAAAGTAAATTCGAATTTTCTGAAAATATTCCTATCAAGTCCTTCATCTGATGGCATTCCTTTGTACATTGAAAATCCTGCAATTTCAAAATGACCCATACAAATATCAGATGTTGATTCTTTGATAAAACTCAGACATTCGTCATAATTATCTACACATATCCATGGTATCATACAGATTAGATGAGAGCCAACATATATGTGTTCTGGTGAGTCTATCACATGAATATTACCATATTCTTGCAATAACAAATCTACAGAGTTTACTTCATTTGTATTCTTGAAGTATGTATCATGATTTCCTGCCAACATGTATACTTCAAAACCTTCTTCGTGGAGAATATCAAAGAACATCTCTTTGGCTCTTTTGAGACTATAGAAGTTTATATACTTTCTTCTATCAAAAGTATCACCAAGAATCAATACTTGCCGTATACCTTCTTTTCTTAAAGTTGGAAAGAATGTTTCTTTGTAGAACTTCTCATAGAAGTCCAAAAAAACAAGAGCGTCATTTCTAGCACCAAAATGCTGATCAGTAATTATCGCCACTTTTGACATTTATTGTGTCCTATAATAATCCAACTTTAATTATATCACTATTCCAAAAAGTTTTCAATACCTTTAGGCTTGTTTGCCTCTTTTTTCTTCCGCTTGCCTTCTTCAAAGTTTTCAATGAATTCGGAAATATTATCGTAGAGTTCAAATTGTTTGGTAGTTCCATCTTCAAACTCTAACATTTCATATTCATCCAAAACACCAACTTGCTGTGTAGCTTTATACTTGATGTATAATTGTTTCTTTTCTTTTTGGATACGACGAAGAAAAGCAAAATAAATTATCTGCGTAAAGTAAGCAAATGGATTTTTAGATTTTTCTGGATTAAAGTTTTCAAAATACATTAAACAGTTTTCTATACCATCACCAATCATCTCATCACGATGTGGATAGTTGATAAAGTTTGGTTTATGAGATAACCCTTCGGCAATCTTCATAAAGCATTCACCAATATATTCAGGTACTTTTGGTTTTGGTTCTTTGTGTTTAATCGCTTGTTTACAGTCTTTTTTGTACTGGACAAGTGCTTTGAGAAAATCCTCATTGTTGACGTAGTGTTTCTGTTTACTCATAAGTTTACCATAAAAAAGTGTTGACAAGGTCTTGACACACCGTTATACTGAGTATGTCCAGAATGATGCTAATAAAAGGATTAATTACTGTAAGGTATGATATTCTTTCTCTTCCATTGCTTCAATCAAATTAGTTATTTCATCATCATTAAGTTCATCTGCGTCTTTCTTAGCTTTAGCTAAAGCAGAGATAGTTTTCAAAGTACCAATGTAATGTTCCACAAAAGTATCTGTAGGATCAAACTTGGTTAAAATATCATTGTCTCCAATAACACATTCATTGTTTTTTATGATTGAAGAAGGAGCCCAATTAGCAAGGGTTAAGACTTGTTTTTGATTACGAAGATCATCGTGTATTTCTATGATCATAGCATCTTTAATGTACGTTGAGTAATTTTGCTCAATGATAGTGCCTATAATATCAACTCCAGTTTTAAGACGGACTATTTTAATTTGTTCCATTCTTGAGTCCTATTTTATAGAGTTTATAAGGGAATCCTTCATCATTATATATCTTTGTTCTTTCCACGAAATGCCTCAAAGTAAAGTTCATGTGTTTGCCGACTCGAAGGTCATCGGCAATATCAAAGAGGACTGCTTTTTCTTTTCCTGCTCCTTTTCGAAGTCCTCTGCCGATTGATTGTAAATTTCTAATTCTAGATTTGGAGGGAGACGCAAAGATAATGTTATGTAAATTGCGTATATTAATACCGGTACTAAAAGTACCAAAAGAAGCCACAATAATTGCATCTTTTTCTTCCTCCATAATTCGTCTAACTTGTTCTCGTTCTTCTGCATCAACGCCACCGTGAATAAAGAATACTTTTCTATTGCCTATATTCTTGGCATTGGCAATCCAATCATATAACAATTGGCCGTGCTTGTCAACATATTGATACAAGATTAATGTATTATTACCGAGTGATAATGCTAGATTTTTAATGAATTTGTTTCTAGCTTCACAACCAATTAAATATTCTATTTCGTCTTTATATTCTTTTTTCTTTAATTCTTTTGCCGTTTCTTCAGAATGCTTGAGTATTAGACACTTGATATTGAATTCTGCTAATTGTTCATTTTCAATTAGCTTCTTTGTTGTAGTAACTTTTTCTACAGGCCCAAATAGACCTTCTAAAACTAGTTTGTGTGTCTTTGTACCATCTAATGTACCAGTCAAACCAATACGGTATTTTGTATTAGTGCAGGAAGTCATTATGGTAGTCAAAGACTGAGCTTTGAATAAATGAGCTTCATCACCAATAATATAATCAAACTGTTCAAAATACTCTTTAGGTAATTTGTACAGAGATTGCCATGTAGAAATAATCAGATTCTTCTCTGATACTTTATCTTTACCTTGATATACTCTATGCACGTTAGCTTCTACATCAAATGCATTTTCTGTAGAATAGTCTACAAAATCAGTATATAATTGTTCTACTAGTGATGTAGTCGGGACTATAATTAACCCTTTGTAGCCTTTGTATTCAAGGAATTGACGTACAAATAGATATATGATGAGGGACTTGCCTGATGCTGTAGGAGACAATAATAATGCTCTCCTATGACGCATACCATGAACAAAAGCTTCTAGCTGATAATCACGAACTTGTATTTGTTTTCTTTGAGAATGTAGATTTAGTTCTTCTACAAATTTATTAGCAAGATATATTGAAAAATCGTCTGTTAAATCTGGTCTTGGATCACCATACTCAATATCGTATTGTCTTTCACTAGCGAATTGTTCTATGTATGGTAAAAGACCTAGATAGATATTATTATTTCTTTGATCAAATAATCTTATCTTACCATCCCAGATTCTATTTCTGAATGCTGGCGTGAATTGATAACCAGGTACAAAGAATGTGAAATATTCAGATAGCTCTTTAGCTAAATGTTTTTCACATTCTATGTGTGCATATACTTCATTCTTTTTTGTGATAACTAAGTTATCTTGCTCCTTGGATGAATCGCTCATGTGTCATGTGTTCACGAAGCTGCCATGTTCTGTTTGCTAATTCTTTAAGAATAGCAGTACAGACTTCAACGACTTCTTCATGATATACCTTCTTCTCTAAAAGTTTAATTAAATCACCGTCACTCTCTAAGTATGTAGACACATCAGATTTGAGGGTAAACCGAAACGGTTCCCAACCGTATTCTTTTAGTTCATCTTCATCCATCTTACCTGTGTAGTATTCCCACTTGACTTTCTTCATTCTGTGGTAATCAAATGTAGCTTTCTTGACAGCAATTCTATGCTTAGTCATAATGTTTAGATATTTGCTGTGAAGATTTGGAATGCGAATGATCTCTCTAGATGGCTCTGTTTCATCCACTACAGAATCAGTTTCCCAATATTTCAATACTTGTTCTAAGTTTTCCATAATAAAAAAACTATAAAAGTTAACCAACTTTGATTATATCATAACCAATTAATTATTGTCAAGCTTTACTTATATCATACCAAGAATATCTGAAGTTCGCCGTGGCAGTAATAGTTGGAGTGTCGGTATCAGTAGCGTTAAATTGAATTGCAGATAATGACGTTGGAAAAATATCAGTGAATTGTACAGTTATTTTTTTGTTGTTCAATCCACTCAGTATATTCAACATACCATCTGAGTATTGTGGTTTTGGTGCGTAGTATGCTATTGGAGATAGATTCTTTAGATTTTGGTATTCTTCAAAGTTTGTAGGGAATGTCATTCCTCTCAACCAATCATGAATTTCTAACCATGAGGACATATCTTCATTGACAATAAATGTCACATTCAATGGCTCATATACTAGTTTATCACCAGGTCTGTATAGATCAACAAATGGAGTTGTCTGTGGTATTTCTGATGTAGAAACGCCAGGCAAATTAACTTCTTGACAGAAAAATTGTGTATTGCTTATTCTAGGAAAAGTCAATACAAATTTTGTAGACTGTAAGAAATTTGTATTCTGTGGTTGAGGTACTAATTGTGGCATGTGATCTCCTTATGGAGTATTTATATAAAAAAAGAGGCTCCTTTTGGGAGCCTCTCTTAAACGTCACTCTATGGTGACTTCATCAATTACATCAGATTCTTAACACCGAAGATTCTGTAGTATACATTGCTACGAGCATCTAGATTACCATTGCCTTTTACGATACCTTCAGCAAATGGGTTAGCTACCATACCGTAACGAGTCTTGAATCCAATTTTTGGTTGGAATGTATACTGGTCAACAGCACGAACCATTTGTAGAGGAACGTATGGGCAGTAGAACAGACCAGCGTCATAAGGAGAAGAACCCTTATATCCAACTGTTACTAGTTCTTGGTTGCTTGTGTATCCACCGAAGTATGGATCGATGTACACTTTGATACGTCCATGTAGCATACCAGCAAAGGTATTGCCTGTGTCATCTACTTGCAGATCAGCTTGTAGAGCAGGTGTGTATTGTAGAACACCAGCCATAGCCATAGCTGAAGCAACGTCTGAAGAAACGATCAGAACGTTACCTTTTCCTCTACGAGTCTGCTTTGCAATAACGTTTGCATCACGCTCAATTTGGAAAATTAGACCTTTGAAACGCTCAACTGACCAACGGCCATTTGAGTCTGTGTCTAAGTCAAAGTAACCAGCAGTTGTTGTACCATACTGAGCACCAGCAACAGCAGTGGTGTAGATTGTACGAATAACTTCACGGTTGATCTCAGCTAGAATTTCTGTTGACAGAATGTTGCTTAGTTCTGTCTCAGCATCCAGACCATGAATTGCTTTCAAGTCTTGTGCTAGTTCTAGTGA